GCAGCAGATGGACGAAAAGCTAATTATTTTTGAGGAAAACCGGATTTTTGCCATGACCGGCGACGGTCCAAGTGCTACCGGTGACCAGAATAATTTCTCTGATCCTGCACTGATTACATCTGACGCCGGATGTAAAGAGCCGCGCAGTATTGTGCTGATCCCTCAAGGCATCATGTTTCAATCTAACAAAGGCATTTACTTGCTGAACAGATCCCTCGAAACAGTTTATTTAGGTGCAGCAGTTGAGGCATACAATAGTCAGGTGATTACCAGCGTAGAGCTGCTACAAGATCAAAATCAAGTGCGGTTTCTTAGCAGTGACGGCACTACTTTGGTTTATGATTATTATTTTTCTAAATGGTCGACGTTCTCAGGCCATCAAGGTTCAGGTGCAACGGTCTGGAAGAAAACTGGAAACTATGTGTATTTAAGAACTGACGGTCAAGTCTGGCAACAATCTTTAAATTACACTGATTCAGGCGCTCGGTATCCACTGAAACTGACAACTGCATGGATTAAAACCAACAACATCCAAGGTCTGCAAAGGTGCAGAAAGGCGTTTGTTTTAGGCGATTATAAGTCGAAACATAACCTAAAAGTGCATGTTGGGTACAACTACGAGCAGTTTTTCCGCGAAACACACAATTTCAATTACTCGTCTGATCTTGGCATCAACAATTTTGGTGATGAAAATCCATTTGGTTCTGAGGTTTTTGGTTCAGGAACATCAGAAGTCAGTGATGGCGTCTACCAGTTTCGCATGAATCTCGGAACACAGAGATGCGAATCCATACGATTCACAATAGAAGACGGCGAAGACTCTTCTGCAACTGCACCTGAAGTCGGACAAAGTTATTCAATCAGTAATTTGATGCTTGAAATTGGCATGAAGCCAACTGGCATGAAACTCCCAGCACAAAAATTAGTATGAACCTCTTATCAAGCTTGATGCCTGCGCAAAATCAAATGCGCTCGCCATTGTCAGACGAAGAGCTGCAGCGACTTGCTGCAATGCTACAAGAAAAAGGTGAAGGGCTTGCTGCCATAAATCCTGAAGAAGCGCAGATGCTGAAGGACGCCGGTGGATCTGGTCAGGCTTTGCCAGGAACCATGGGTCTTGGAGTTGGAGGTGGACCAATTAGGAGTTATGCAAAAGGTAGAGGTGGACCTGGAGACAAATCAAGCTCTGGAAGTAAATCGCAATCATCACAATCTAGAGGCGGATTAGAATCATCT